TTTTAGCTCTTTCTTCAGAAAGGTTAGTAAATAAAACCTCATGTTTAATATTGTCCCAACCATATTTTAAGATTGCATTATAGAAAGCTTTGCATAATGTATAACCTTTACCACTATTCCATCTTCTTTCAACATTTTGAGAGGTGATGCCTATATAGACTTTACCTGATGGAGAAGTGTGTCTGTACACAGTCCACTTATTTACCATAGTATCTTTTATTTTTATCTAAGTACATAGCTTCAATCTTACCTTCTTTAATCTTCTCTTTAAGTCTTTTCTTTAGCTCTCTATTTACACTAAACTCAAAGAAAGACTTATTACTATAGTTAGCTTGACCTCTATTATAGTATATCTTAAATATCTCTCTTTCCTCAACTCTAACTAAGGTCTTATTATTATAAGACTCTTCATCATCATACCATAATTTAAGTGTTCTATCCCAATCAATAGGTAGATTAGTTACAAGTTCACCATTAGTATTTAACCTAACTTCACCAGTAGCCTTTCTAATTTCTAATCTACCCATCCTATGAGGGAAGTTAATTTCTTCACCTTTGATTAGATTATCAGCTAATAAGTTATTAACTCTTCTAGTGATAGCAAAGTATTGAGACTCAGTTAATATATATTTAGTGTCAGAAGGTTTGTTCTTTCTATAGTACTTATATCCATCATAAATACCAAGTGAACCTCTAATCTTATGAACTCTAGGCTTATCTAACTTTAGTAGTTTACTTCTAAAACTTTCATAACTTTCCATTACTTAGTACTTACATTGGACAAATTATCATTAGCATCATTTACCTTATCTTCAGGAGAATATTCAGGACCTCTTAACTCTTTAACTACAAGCTCTACTAATGGTGGAACTAATGCAGATTCCAAAGGAAAGTCAGAGTCAAGTAACTCACATATTTGACCATCTTCATCACACTGTAATCCAAAAGTTTCTTCTGCATCAGAGAATAGTGCAGTTATTCTAACCTTTTCAAGATATAAGTACTGAGGATTACTAGACTTGAAGTAGATGTAATTATCAGGGGCTAAAGAGCAATATATGATATTACTAAGGTATTTGTTAAATCCTACATATTTCATTCTATCTCTTGAAATATAAGTAATCTCACCTTGATAATAGTCTACTGGATATACTCTAGGTTGCTTAATACCCATCATAAAAGGAACCTTCTTTGTAGTTCTAAGATACACTCCACCTTCACATGGTTCACCAGAGATTGCAGGTACTTCCATTAAGTCAAGGCATATAGTACTAAAGTTACTCTCAGGTATAAACTTCTTTAAATCCGAGTAACGCTGCTTCAAGATGAAACTTCTGTACTTACTGATTAAGAACTTCAAGTGATCCTCAGTGTAGTAGGAATCATCACTAGAAAGCTTTAACTCATCAGAGCACATGTATATAATTTCTCTCCATGTCATATTATTACATATTTAATTATACAATTAAGACCTTGTGCAAAGGTAAGTAATTAAACTCACATACACAAGGTCTTTACTGGTTTTATTTACTGGCTATAAGTGTTATACTTCTATTCTAAGTCCATAGTCTTCAGTATCCCTGATAACATTATCTTCAGTTATTCTAGTAGTAAATCCTATCTTAGTCTTATGTATAAGACTATCATGATTAACAAATTCTGGATATCTTATAAGACAAGTAGTTCCACTTAAACAATAGATAGCATTTATTATAGCTCTGAAATCATCTTCATCTATGTATTCATTAAATACATGAAGCATCTCATCTAGTGTAAGTAATGCTATTAACTTCTCTACATCACCATAGCTTTTATAACCAAACTTTGATAAAGCATTAAAGTATCTGTAAATAGCATCATAAGATACATTATCTATTTCATGCATAACAGCTACAATTAGTTACTACTGGTTTAGACATCTTGCCTTTGAAGAACTTATTCCAATAGACAATAGCCTGAGGATAATTACCAGTTCTTATACATAACTCAAGTGCCTTCAACCTTAATGAAAAATCAATAAAGTTCTTAGGTATCTTGCACTCATTAATTAACTCTTTAACTGACTTCATCATACTTTGATAGTATGGATATAAGTTAGTCACAGTACCCATTATTTGAGGACTAATAGTACTCTCAGGTGCATCAGCTGATGGTTCCCCTGTAGTAATTACATACACAAAGAACATAGTATCATTAAGAGTACTTAGGTTCATATCTCCTGCTTGTAGTACTAGTCTTACATTCTTCTTTTCATAGGAACCATAAGTAAAGCAATATGATTGATCCTCTTCTTCAAGAACAGGATTACAATTACATTGTTCAGGTATAGAGTAAGTTAAATCATAGTTATCACCTACAGTATAAGTGTAAACAGGATTACTACTAGGACCATTAAGAATGTATGTATCTTGTGTATCTATAACTACACTATCCAATAGTACATCATTATAGAAGTCCTGACTATCTACAGAAGCATCTATAATAAGATACTTACCATCAGAGGTTATACGAAGTTCATTGAAGTGTATCATGATCTTAATTATTAGTGATAAAAAAAAAAGAGCATAGTTTTTAATCTATGCTCTTTATAATTGTTAACTCAGTTTACAGAGTAGCAATAGTCAAACCACTTGCAGTATTGATTGCACCAATGAGAGCATTCATTGCAGTGTGACTGCCATCATCTACAGCTACTAATGTCAGTGTTCTAGGAGACTTCTGTACATCTTCTGCACCACCAGCCCAGTAGTAATTGATATCCAATACATCATACTTCTGAGTTGGGTCTACCAAATAAGTAGTATGAATAACATTGGGCCATCCCATATTTCTGTACAAGTCACCTCTAGCACCCATACAGAAGTATTCAAGGTCTGCAATCTCATGACCATTTTGAACAGTGTTAATAGGAGTAATAGTAGTTACTGTACCCCAGATTCTCTCATCACCTTCATAAGTGATATTAGTAGGCTGAACTGCAAAAGGAATATAGCCCTGAGGCATTACACCAAGAATCCAGTCTTGAGCTACCTGTTCAATCTGAATACTAGTATAAGTACCAGTTAAAGATGCAGGGTCTGTATCAATATCTACCTTAGTATAAGTTTCACTGCCAGAAGCACCTGATACTAAATAGATTGTTACTAATGGAGTAGCTTCTCTTGCTAAGTTCTTACCTAAAGACAAAGCTAAAGCCTTGTAGAAATCTGATGCTGACATGCCACTAACTGCATGTACCATACCATATTTCCAATACTGGTCTTCAGGAGATAAACCTACATACTGTCTGAAAGCAAGTCTCAAGATATAATCTTGACCAGCTACAGGAGCACCACCATTGATATTAGCATCCAAAACTACTTGGTATCTATCTAACTTCTTAACCAGAGCTTCAGAAGGAGTAGCCTTTGCATAAGTCACATTAGGAATATGAATCTTATCACTAGATTCAACAAGACCAGCTGGGCTATAATACTGGAAATACAGAGTAGTCTTAGCTGTATCTGCCTTAGGCAGAATATCACCAGCAGTTGTTAACTGAGCTATTGCAGTTTTCAGATTTTTTGCGACATATAAATGTCTTACTTGGTTCACGCTATAAACAGCCATAATATATTATGTATTAAATTAAACATTAGCTTTATTACTAACAAAGCTATTATTGATTATTATTTTCTTTATTTGCATATTGTGCTTTACTTGAAAGAGCTAATCTAACAGCTCTCTCTACTATCATATTATGTAAGCTATCATCTAACATACAATCCATAGCAGTAGAATATCCACCAATCTCTAAGTCTCCTATATCAACTAATATGATAGGAGTTGGTTTGCTTAGATAAAAGCAATGATACTTACTCATGTTATATTTAGATATTAGCCTGATAGAATCATTAATATCTATTCTAAGTACTCTATTATCTGAAGGTCCTTTAAATGGATTCTTTAATACCTTATATAACTCATCTTGTCTAATAGGAGTTATTAAGGCAGTTTTACCATCCTTACACCCTAATGTAGTGTCACTTAGAATACATTCTTCATAGGTTATAAACCATACATCAAGAGGTAATGTAATATTAGCCTCCTTTGCAGGAGTAGCTATTTCATTATTAAACTCTTTAACTGCTTCAACTAGGAATCTCCTAGCTTCTTCATTAGATTCAAATGAAATACCAAGGTTGTTTCTACCATTGTATATCTCTAATACAATATCCTCTTGAGCTTTAGTTAGATATACTGACTTCTCGTATTCATCAAGTACAATAGCTACATCTAGTGTATAAGCACTAAGAAGAACATCCATCTCATTACTCATCTCAAATCTATTCATAACTATTCACTTCTTTGACCCATTTGAATACTAGTATTTACATCTCCTGTATAAGCAGCCTTAGCTATCTCTACAGCTCTTTGAAGTATTTCTTCATGTATGCTTGAATCTAACTCACATTCAGAAACTGTACTAACTCCATTAATAGATGTACCATACTGAGTAAGGTCTTCTACTATAATAGGAGCAGGTCTTTTTATATATCTAAATGTTACTGTTTGTACAGGAGGATTTGATAATACCTCAATTGTACCTCCAACTTCAGTATGATTACCTTGTATCACCCAAGCTTCAGCTTTTGGAGGATACTTGAAGGGTTTCTTTAATGCAGCATTAAATTCAGCAGGTGTGAGATATTTAGGCATTAAAGGAGAATACTTTAATAAGTTAGTATGAAACTGCTCATTTAAAAGTATAAATGCATCATCAGGAATCTTAAATACAACACTTCTACTATCTAACCTATACACTGGGTCTAGTGGTATAAGTTGAGGAGTTGCTGATGTCTTAATCAAATTCTTAAAGTCTGCATCTCTTTTAGGTGAGTCACTGAAACCCTCTTGATACTTATTACCTTGAGGGTTAAAGTGATTCTTTATAATCTCTTCTTGACCTTTTGTTAAACAAACACTAATCTCATAACCATTTAAGCCTGGAGCAGCATTAGAATCAATGTTATTGTATAGGACATTAAACCTATCAAAGAATTCTGTTACATTCATTATTCTTTCAGTTTAGCTTCCAAGCTGAACTTAATAGTCTGGTTCTTAGGTGAAGCTAAGAACTTAGCTGCCATATTAAAGGTTGGGTCTTCTTTATTACTACATAAAGGACTATTATCTTCTCTTAAATAGAAGAAGCCTCCTCTATTAGCAATAAGTCCACCTTCAACTGCTCTCTTGATAAGTACCTTAGTAGATAACAGAGGGTCTGTGATAACCTTTAAGAACAACTTAGCATCAGCCTGAATGAGTTTATTAATCTTAGTTTGCAAGAACTCAATCTTAGTATTAAGGGCTAATGGTCTACCATCAATAGTTTCAATGATAGTTCTAAGAGTATCTGCATCCTTTTCATACTTACCATATTCCATATAAGCTTGCATTGTAGCTGACATTTCCTGTCTAGCATTTGAAGTTTCTTCACCTTCTTTGATAATTACATACTTATATGTAGCCTTAGGCATATCTTGCAATGCTTGAAGTGAAGGAGCAATCTCATCTTTATTAGCCAATAATATCTTATATTTGATATATTGCTCAGGGTCTGATAGATCAAGTATATTATCTTGTTTCAATAATCTAACTTGTTTATTAGACCAATAATTGTTTTCTTTCTTATAAATTGAAAGAGCATTAAATTCAAGACCCATTATGTCTTCAAGGAATTCTTTCTCATCATCAGTAAGAATATTAACTAACTTACCAGATTCTAATTGAGGAACTGTAAAATACTTAACTGCATTTTCAGCCATACCTCCATACAGAATATGCTTTGGGTTAGTCACAATACCACTTTCTTTAGGTACATATCTTACTATAACTCTTTCATTCCTAAGACAATTAACTGGTTCATTGATAATTGCCTCTTTATTACTTCTACCTCTTCTTACAGGTAGTTGTTCCTCAACTTCCTCAGGCATCTGAGGTACTATAGTTGTTTCACTATTAATAGTTTCTAAGTAAAGTTCTTCTTCTACTCTCTTACTTGCCATATTTACTTCTCCATTTAGTATTTAAAAAAGAAAAAAAGGAGGAGTGTTAATCCTCCTTTTTAGTATTATTACCCTTGCAGGATTGCAGGAATAAGTGACATTGTTCTAGTTGGGTCTAATACCAATGTACCCAAAGTTGCCATTCTGTGAATTACAGCTGAATCCTCATCATAGGACATATTAGGATTACCCATCTGTCCAGTATAAGGATTTCTGAATCCCCATTGATAACCTCTAAATTCAGTTTGACCCTTGATAGCGCACTTCTGAATATTAGGTTGGTCCATAGTACCAATGTACCAAATATCAAATCTATAAGAGAAAGCTACACCACCTTCAGGATGCAGAATCTTATTTCTTACAGGATCATCATAGAATGGGTCAACATCAAGAGTAACCATTACACCATTAGGTGCTCTCCATTCAGTTACCTGATAGTCAGTTACTGCAATTGCATTCTGTGCAAAGTTACTAGCAACCTTAGAGTAGATAGGAGGATTCTGAGTTGAGATGATAGGCATCCAACCAGAAGTAGTCTTCTTAGCTTCTCTATTAAAGATTAATGCACCTCTTTCACCAGTCTTTATGATGAACTTTCTATCACCAAAACCTAACTTACCAGCAGACAGTTCATACAATGCATCCAGCAACAACTTCATTAAGCCATTAGTATCATTGTAGTACATAGTATTAGCTACTTCTGTCTGTTCAAAGATACCAGCACCAGTCTTAATTACATTACCAGACTTACCAAAGTTCATGTATTCACCATTGATATTTCTGTTAGAAGTACCAAAAGCCATTGCATTGTTCTTATATTCAGAGAACTGGCATTCAACTTCCCACTCAACATAGTGCATCCACTTATTTGCAGTGTCCTTAACTTGTTTACCTGATTCATCTCTACGTACCATAGGAATACCCATAGCAAGCTTTCTATCAAGATTAGAACCTGGTTCCTTGTGTTGAATTCTAATAGTAGTCCACTCATTTCTCATAGAAACAGGACTAGTGAATCTAACATCACCAACCTTTCTAGAGAGTTCTCTTTCAACAGGAGCAAACTCTACTGAGTATCTTTCACCAGCAAGCAATCTTTCTACAGGAATACCCTTGCTGTTACCACCCATAAGTTCTACCTTATACACACAGTTAGTACCTTCAGGTCTACCATCACCAAGAATTCTCTGAGGATATACTTGATTCAAGTTACCTACAATAACTTCACCATCTGCAAACCAGTCTTCAGGGAATACAAGATAGAAAGGAGCACCTCCAACACCAACATTACCTACAGTAGCTGATGTAATAACAGTACCATTTTCATCTCTAGCTTCTACCAGAGGAATATTTCTTCTTGAAGAACCAATAACATCCCAGTAGTACTCACTATCATCGTCAAATACCTTAGTAGGGAATGAATTAAGGAATGTATCAAGTGTCTTTCCTCTATGGAAAGCTAACAACTGAACCATAAGATTAGTTGCCTTTTGTGGTGCACGTTGAAATATAGCACCTAAGTGATTTTCAGTAGTCAACCCTTTCCAGTGTTGAAAACCAATCATTTGGAATTTACTTAATTTTCCAGCCATGTCTTAAACATTTATAAATTAATCAATCTCATTTACACATCAATATCGTAGTCTGAAACCTTTGATTCTGGGTCATCACTTACACCTGACATGAAATTAAGACTTCCATCTGCATTTCTTCTAGTAGTGTTGATAGTGTGTTCCAATTCTCTTAGGCTCTTTCTAACTTGCTTTTTAGCAGTTGGTTTAACCAACTTATCTAAGTTTGTAAAGCCATCAGTTAATGTAAAGAGTACTCCCAACTTCTTTAAGAAGTCTGGTCTGTTATCTCTTTCATACTTTTGGACTGCTGTTAGATACTCACCAGTTTCTGGGTCTCTATAGACAGGCTTACTAATAGAGTTGTAAACTTTCTCTCTTGTAGTTTTATCCAACTCTAACCCTTCAAAGACTTCCTTATCTTCTAAGATAGCCTTCTTCAAGTCTGCTGCCTCTTTCTTAAGTCTAGCTTTTTCAGCTTCTTCTGCCTCTCTAGCTTCAGCAATAATATTATCATATTCTTGCTTAAAGTACTCTTTATTACTTGCTAGTGCTTCCTTTGCATCTTCAACATCAGAGCCTGAACTAATAGACTTTTGAGTCTCTCTTTGTGCTCTTTCTTTGCTAAATCCTCTATTAAGGAAATCTTGAAAGATAAGTTGTTTTCTCAGTTTTTCACCTTCAGCAGATTCATCAATGATAGCATCTTCTGTGATAGTATTAAGGTAACTGATTGTTCCTTCATACTTTCTAACTTCATCAGGTTCTATACCCACTTGAAGTGCTTCATCTATCCTCTTTTGTCTTTCATCAAGTTGAGCTTTAAGTTGAGCTTCCATAGCTTCAGCAAAGTCTTCAGGACTTTCAATCTTACTTAAAGTCTCATCATCAAGGTCTGAGAGAATACCTTCTTCTTTCAAAGCACTGGCAATGGAAGAGTAGAAGTTAGTTTTGGGAGAAGCACCAGTCTCTTTAGAAGAGGTACTCTCTTTGCCTTTAGTATCTACTTTCTCACTACCTACGCTCTCTGATTCATCAAATAGACTTTCAGGGTCTATTTCAGGAATCTCAGTAGTTGTTTTATTATCTTTATCTTCTTCCTGTTTTTCAGGTGGAATAACCTGTGTTTCTTCACCCCCATCATCAGTAAATAGGTTATCAACCTCATCTGGTGATAGGATATTACTCATGTCTAATCCTTCCATAATACTCTTCTCCATTAATTAAACTATGCAAAGTTCTGAAAAATATTTCATATACACAATAGCATAAGTCTAACAGTAGTCTTACTATAAGTAAAACACTTAACAAAGTAGCAAAATAAAAGGGTGTTAGTTAATAATAACCACACCCTTTAATCTACTTTTATTCCACTGTTAACTCAATGTCTTCTCCATCTATATTAGCTTGTAGTAGCAACTTCATTAGCTTATTAAATGATGCTGTACTATTAATAACCTGACCTTTGACTTTGTTCTCTCCAACAAGGATACATCCAAGGGTATCCTGTGGTTTGTTTCCCACATGTATGAGTACACCTTCAAAGCCTTTAACATTCTCTAGTCTAGGAAGAATACCCTTATAAGGTATAGCCCATGATCTATCTTTGAATTTAGGACTTACTGTGTTCATATTTAACTTATAAACACCTGTAGGTATTGCTGTCTCTCCATATACCTTCTTAGCCTTAATCTCTTCAAGTGACATTTGACTAGTTAATCCTCTGTCTTTGTCTTCTAATGTATTGCAGACAAATTCTCTATTAACAAATAAGTTGCCTATAGTATAAGCATCTTTTTTAGCTATTCTTTTTAAAATTATCTTCATAGTATTCCCATTTATAACCACCACAAGTTTTGTGCCTATGACTCTTTCTAAGTGCAGCACTAATATTAGAATGACCTAACCCTAAAGATTTAGCAGCTTCTGTTACTCCTTCCCAAACTTTCACTACTTCATTTAATTTAGTTAGTTGGACTATTTTCTTTCTACTATAAGGTCTAGGGCTTTTATGAGCCTTGCTTATATTTAATTTACCTTTATCAGACATTGGTTTCTTAAGTCCAGTATGAGCCTTTCTTAATTTCTCTCTAGTTTCTTTAGAAATTACCTGCCCTACTCCAGACTTCCCTCCATCAGATAAATTATAACCAAAGGAAGGCTCTTTAGCTCTATAAAGAG